AGACACATGCCAGCGTTTAAATTGGGACGTTGGGATGGTACTGTGAGCTTTTTTGGACTTGGTGGAACGACATATCTAAGTTTGTTGGATAGGATTTTACCTGAGTTAGAAAAATATGGTTACGATATTAATTTAGAAGATTTCCGTAATCCAATCAAATTAGAATTTGAAAAAGTAACTGAAAGCTATTGGTCAGATTTAGGAAAAACATGGCCTAAAGGACACGTACATGAAGGCAAACCTATTATGTTACGTGACTATCAGCCTGATGCAATTAACAAGTTTTTAGAAAATCCACAAAGTTTACAAGAGCTAGCAACTGGCGCAGGTAAAACAATTATGACTGCTACAATGAGTCATATGTGTGAAAAGTATGGACGTACAATTGTTATTGTTCCTAACAAGGGTCTCGTAGAACAAACTGAAGAAGATTATATTAACGTTGGATTAGACGTTGGTGTGTACTATGGTGACAGAAAAGATTTAAACAAAACACATACTATTTGCACTTGGCAAAGTTTGAATATCCTTGAAAAGAAAGGTAAAGAACTTGACGATGCAATGAAACTGATTGAGTTCATTGAAGGTGTAGTGTGTGTTATTGTTGACGAAGTACACATGGCCAAAGCAGATGTGTTAAAGAATTTATTGACAGGTGCGTTTGCACATTGTCCAATACGTTGGGGACTTACTGGAACAGTTCCAAAAGCACAATACGAATTAGAAGGTATTGTTGCTAGTTTAGGCCCGGTCGTAGGCGGTATTGCGGCACACGAATTACAAGAAGCAGGACACTTGGCAAACTGTCACGTTAATGTAGTACAGACACAAGAGTGGAAAGAATTTGGCGGTTACGCAGAAGAATTAAAATATCTAGTAACTGACGAAGATAGAATGAAACACGTCTCATCTATGATTAAAGCAATTAGTGAAACAGGTAATACACTTGTGCTAGTTGATAGGATTGAATGTGGAAGACAAATCACTGTTAATATTGAAGGTAGTGTATTTGTTAACGGCACAGTTAAAACAACAGATAGGAAAGTAGAGTATGATGAAATTCGCACCAGTGTTGACAAAATTATTGTCGCGACCTATGGCGTTGCGGCTGTCGGTCTTAATATTCCTCGCATCTTTAATCTGGTACTTATTGAGCCTGGCAAATCGTTTGTCCGTGTTATTCAATCAATAGGACGTGGAATTCGTAAAGCTGAAGACAAGGACTTTGTACAAATATGGGATATGACTGCTAGTACAAAGTATGCAAAGAGACACTTAACAGAACGTAAGAAATTCTATAAAGAAGCAAAATATCCATTTACAATAGACAAGGTAAAATACCAATAATGCAAATATTAACGTTAAAAGATGAGGCATTTTATTTAAATGACCTCCCAGAAGAAGTAGATGAGGATTGCAGGTTTGCAGTCTTTGATAATAGTGATCCACAAAATCCAGATTACTTTTTCCAACCACTAATATTTTTAGAAAGTTTCACAAGCCCGGCGGCAGTTCTACAAATTGGTGAGTGGCAAATTCAAATGCCTTTAGATTGGTGTATGATTGTTGGCGACCCAGAATGTAGTGGCGAGATGGAAGTATTGCCACTTACAAGTTTAAATGATAGAGGTTTCAGCGCTTTTACTTTTAATCCACTGAGTAGTTTCAAACCAGAATTTTTCCCAGTTGACATTGTTAACATTTACCAAGATGTTAAATGGTATTTTCCAAAAATGAGATTGGGACAATTGTTAGCAACACCATTACACTCTGGTCCAGAACCAGTTTGCGCTTACTTTGTTAAAGAAGTCAGTCGTCAAAGTGAAATAGTTGATTTTTCAAAATGTTGGTGATTTATGGGATCATTGAGGCCTGGAGCAACATACATATATGAAAAGGCGGATGGTGTGACATACGCTAGAGAATTTGGTGCGGACCCAAGTACACGTAGAATAATTGGTTGGGACAGCAGAACTAGTGATGGAAGACCATTACATGATCATATAAGAGACAGTCAATTATGGGGCAATATTCATCGTGAAGCCAAAAAAAATCCTGCTTTACAACATGCCCTTGAACAGTGTATAATAATATATAACTTGAGTATAGACCATGGCACTTGATATTAAACGTGAATTAGCCGCAGTTGATATGCGTGACAAAAATTTTTATAATAACTTGACTGATCAAGAGAAAAAAGAATTCAGTCCGTATATGTTCATGCGGTATGGTAGTAATGTACAAGGCGAAACATTGTCGAAAGAACATTACTTAGCAGCCTGAAATGAACCAGTGAATAAAAATCACTGGGCATTTACTAAAAATGATAAAGGTATGCTTTGGAAATTATTTGCTGGATGTGGTACAGGTCAAAAAATGTATCATCCATACCTAGCCGCAGGTAAAAAACAAAAAGCAGTTAAAATTGAAAAACTATTGTGCGAGTTGTATCCTGCAATGAAATTGGAAGATATAAAAGTTCAAGCAAGTTTAATGGATAAAAATGACATCACTGAATTATTTGACAAATTGGGGTTTGACAAAAAGCAAAGAAAAGAATATGAGTAATTATGTTTGCGTTCACTGCAATAAAGGTTATACTAAGGAAGCAACCTTAGTGGCCCATATGTGTGAACAAAAACGTAGAGCTTTGCAACAAACTGAAAAACGTGTCCAAGCTGGATACTTAACATATAATAGATTTTATAGACTTACGCAAAATGCTAAAAAAGATAAAACATATGAAGACTTTTGTAAAAGTCCATATTACAACGCCTTTGTTAAATTTGGCAGTTTTGTTAACAACATTGATCCTTTGTATCCTGACAAGTTTATTGATTATGTCATTAAGTCTGGAGTTAAACTTGACCACTGGTGCAGAGATGAATTATATGATACCTATGTATCCGAAATAGTTCGCACTGAGCCAGCAGAGTCAGCAGTACAAAGAAGTCTCAATACAATGATGGAATGGGCTGAAGAAAATTCAGCAGAGTTTAGTCATTACTTTGATTACGTAAATGTTAACAGGGCGGTACATCATGTAGCCAATGGACTCATTAGTCCTTGGGTATTGATGAACAGTAATAGCGGATTAAAATTGTTATCTAGTTTTAATGATGAGCAGTTGGCAATTGTTGGAGAGAAAATTGATCCAGTATACTGGAATAAAAGATTTAAAACTTATCCAAGTGAAATTGCTTTGGTAAATGAGATATTCAAAGAGATTGGTATAAAATAAATGCCCGATATTGACATAGACTTTTACAACAGAGATTTGGCTTTAGAAAAAATCAAACACGTAACAGCAAGTATTCGTGAAGATGATACTTTTAAAAAGCACAATACTGGCGTATATTGTACGTCTGTCCCGTACGATCCAGTTACTGGACTGTCTACTATTGATTATCGTCAAGCAGAAGAACGTGGATATTTTAAAATAGATTTTCTCAATGTGTCTATATATAAAGACATTAAGAGTGAACAGGAACTAATTGATCTATTAAAAATAGAACCACTTTGGGATTTGTTAGAACAGAAAGAATTTTGTGATTTAATATTCCATGTAAATGGATATCACGAGTTGATTGCTTCCTTGAAGCCAAGAAGCATTGAAGAAATGGCTATGTTTTTAGCCTTGCTTAGACCGGGGAAGAAGCATCTCGTCCCAACAGTTCGTGAAAAAGGTTTCCAAGAAATTAAGGATGCCATCTGGATTAAAACAGAAGACTCCTACAGTTTTAAGAAAAGTCATGCTGTTGCCTATGCTCATGCTATTGCTGTTCAAATGAATAAGATTTGCGAAGCCGTTAGCTACGGGTTTTCCTAACGTTTCTAACTAATTGAATGCTTTTACGTTTAACACGTTTTTCTGCAATTTCGTTTAGATTCACTATTGGACCAAACAACAACTCTACATCCTTGCTGTTAATAGTCTTAATGTAACGTCTATAATGGTCAAGTTCACCTTTAAGGAAAATGTTAATGGGTATTTTACGATTGCTTTCCCACCACCACTGCTCACCTAATTCTAAGAATAATGTTCTTTCCGACTCATTTAATATGGCGGCAAAGTCGTAGATGCTTAGAACGCTCTCATTCTGGTTGATTATTATCCCTACTATTTCCAATTCGTTGCATTTTATGCCACTTAGGAAAGGGAAGTTACTTTGTAATGTATCTGATAGGCTCATTAAAATAAATACTTCATGTTGAATTTACCAGTCTATTTATATACACCAGCCATCCGGGTTTTCATAGATCTGGATAACTCTACCAGACAAGGGGTTGATAAAATGTATCACGGATATGCTAAGATTGCTAAAGGTTTAAAAAATACCTTGAGGTTTAACTTTGTGAACGGGGATCAGCGTCCTGTTAACGTACACGACATGGAATTTGAATTCAAAATTTTTAATCCAGTAACCAATAATCAAGTATTACCAAACACAGTTAATCTAACCATATTGGATGATGGCACCACGTTTAGTCTAAGAGGACA